TTCAATCGGGAAGGTGCTGAGTTTATCCAAGCACTTCCTGGGCCTGCCGACGTTGCTGTTGGCACTCGCCTTATGCTCGAAAATAACTTCCGCTGACGCAACAGAGGTTCGACAGATCATGCCCACCACCAGTCAAATTTTAGGTCTCACGCCTCATGAAAAATCAGCAGCTATTTTTACTGCATTAGGCGAAGCAGGTCCTGGCAGGGATCCTTTAGGTGTCTTGCAGACTGTTCTTGCACGCAAATTTAAAACTGGGGGTAATGTTGCACAAATTGTAAAAGCACCTAATCAATTTGTTGCAAACAATCCATACAAATTAGAACAAATTACGGACCCTGCATATGGACAAAAAGTTTATGGAAGCCGTTATAAACAAGTCGAGCAGATGCTAGAAGACCCTATGCAAATGGCGCAAGGTTTTCAAGTGGGGCAGGGTGCAACGCAGTTTCGAGGTCAAGCGCTGTTGCAAAATAAACAAAAGGGTGACATCATGTTCGACCCTAAAGGTAATTTTTATTTTCAAACAAATCCAGGATTAGCCAAAACGCTTTCTGAACGGTTAAAAAAAGGCATAAGTTCTGTTGGTAAGTCACAAGCACAAGTGCAGCAACAGCCTACACCAGAAAATGATACATACGTAGTCCTTTCATCAGAAAATGCCACTGACCCAGCCGATTTTCTTTCCGGTTTTGTTAATGACAAATTTGGAATTGCAACTAGCCCTCAAATTAACACGGGAATTAATCCTATTGAAGAACTAACAAAAATAGCTTTTGCAACTCCAAAATACTTTGATACCGAACTTTATTCCTAATGGCAGGCATTGACGTTGTTGGTTTTGGTAAAGCCGCCCAGAAATACGGTGGTTGGGTTGTAGGAGAAAATCCTAATGTTGGTACAGGGCATGTCGGCAAGCATGCCCCTGAATCTTACCATTATGTTGGTAAAGCAGTTGATATCACAGCCCCAACAAACGTTGATGTGGCGCCTGCTTACCCAGGAGGTAAACCAATTCCCTGGCAACAACGAACAAATGAATTAGGATGGCGTTTAAAACAATTAGCAAAAACTGATCCTGGTCTTACCGAGGTTCTTGGCCCTGGAGATCCAGGCCACAAGACTCATGTGCATGTAGCCATTGACAAACTTTCTGGATTAACTCCGCAACAATTGCAATGGGGCTTTACGGGCCGCACGACAGATGCTAGCGGAAAACTAACCGATGTGATGCCAGGGGCGCAGCCCGCAGCAACTACCCCCCAGCAGGTAACACCAGCTGGCGCAGATACGTACATCATTGTTCCACGTTCTTTGGTAAATCAAAATTTAGAAAATCAAGATTTTTTAAATAATTACATGAACAAGTTAGGTTATTCTTCAACCTCGGGTCCTACATTTGATGCGGCGCAAATGTTAATAAATGCGTTTAATCAAACTCCTAATTACATGAGCTGATGCGATTCGCCCAACCTCCTGGCTATAGCCCAAGTTTTCCTGTAACCTACGGGAACTTGTACGGCGATGGAAACGTCACTACGGCGGGTTTTTCAGATCCGTTCAACATGAAACGGGTCGATAAAGTTCAACATTGTCCATATGTTGTTGCTTATAACGGAATTGAAAAACCACAGTTTCAGCTCAATAATCCGGCATACATGCGCGAAGTTGATCGCTCTCACAGTGATCCGCTGCCCGCAGTGGCTTTGAGCCGCAATCCAACACAAAATAATCTGCTAGGAATTTACGGAGCAAGCCAATGAGAAACATGGGCTACATGGAAGGGTTGCGTGGGGCGCACCCTCAAGCAGAACGCCAAGGCAGTCAAGGTGGTATTAAAGGACGTAGTGGCCGTCCACAGCAACGACGTATGGCAGGGAATGCTTTGAATTTAGATTTAAAACAATCCTTAGGCTTACCGCAAGCATTTTCCGCTCCTCTACCGATAGGTGAAGCTGAACTTCGTACCCCAGGTCTTCCTCAATAGTTAATAACGCTAAACATTGACTTGATTTAGAATAAACTCAAATAAGTGCTAGCGGTTTAGATTTAAAATGGATCAAGCTTCTATGGAGAGGGAAATGAATCTGAGGACCCAGCAAGCCCAGGGGGACGCGGAAAGGCAGCGCATGCAGTACCAAGGAGAAATGGAGCGGGCTCAGTATGCAGCATCACCTAAAAGAGATTCAGAAAACAATGACCGTTTCTCAACGCACCGGCAGGCTGGGAGGCTTGCTAAAAAATTTAAAGCAGCAAGAGCACAAGGAAAAAATGACCGCCAGTCTACAGTCGCTGAGCAACGCTTAACGGAAGCACGTAGCGGCGCACAAGAACGCGATCGTATTAACGCTCAACGCCAGGGGCGATGATTAATCTGTATGCACAACGACGCCAAGCCGTAGAAAAAGCAACGGCTAGAAAAACACAGAAAAAAGCTGTTTATGATGGCGTAGAAGAGACTGATGAACAGTTTCGGGAACGACGTTTTAATGAGCGCGATAAAGCACGTAAAAACGAAAGAATTTAAAAGACAGCACTGCGCTACAATAGTTTTAATTGATTAACTTGCAGAGGAGCGCGAACCTTGGCTTCAAGTAGTACCAACAAACAACCGTTACTTGCGGATCGCCCGGCAACTTCTTCAACACTTGTTACGGTTGCATCTGGACAGGCTTTTTCCACCAGCTTAATCCCAACAGCTGTTGGTAACGCCACTCCTGTTTTTGATGTTGACTCTGCTTTAACAGATACTTCGATCAGCGGCGCGTATATTGATGAAATTTGGCTGCGTTACTCAAAAAACGTTAACACATTTATTGACGCAATTGCACCTAGTGGGGCAACTTACTCAGCAAATGGAACAACAGTAACCATCACTTTGATTGGTCACGATGTTCAAATTGGTCAAAAGGTTGGCCTTAACTACACTAGTTATAGCTCAGGTTCGCTTCCTGCCGACGAAATTATTACAGTTACTGCAGTTACTCCAAATACTTTTACGGGAACAACTGCTGTATCTATTAGTGGTCCAATTACAGGCAGTGTAGACACTTATTTGCCTACTGATTTTTGTTTTTACCTGGTAAATACGGGAACCATTACCAACATTAATCAATTTTTTCCTCTTTTTGTAGCAAGTGTACCTTCTACTTACGATAAACAGTATTACAGTTTAACTTTAGAAAACGTGTTGCCTTTGATCAACCACCCAGTTGTGCAATCTGGGGCTAATTTTACAAGCACAAACAGTACAACATCACCTAAAATGCGTGGATTGATGTTGCAACGTGGTCAAGCACTTTATGTAGCTACCGGCGGTTCTATTTCCCTTTCTTCCGGCTTCTACATCAATTGTCAAGCTGCTTATTATTAAGGCACGGCTATGACCTTTGGAGTTGGCGGGTTTAATAAACCGTCAAATAAAGGGTTTGAGCAAAATTTGTCCAAAGGATTTGGCGAAATAAATTTTAACAAAGTTGCGGGCCCTCAATTAAGCGATAATCCTTTTAAATTCACCCCTGGCGACTCAAAACTTAAAAGTCGTATTCGTTTTTACGATAATGATTCGCTGTGGTCACGTTGGCGGCGTGGCCTTGAAATGTATTCAATTATACAAAGCACATTAGGTTCTTCTTATAACGAACGCAGTTACCGTGGAGACTATCGGATGTACTGTTCTTTCCAGCAGTACCCCGGTGTTTTTGTTCCATTACGTTTATTCTTGTTTCCAAGCGGCTCATCTGAAACAGGGCAACATATTGTTGTCATGCGTGATGGCAATGGTTTTAATTTTTTTGATTATGGTTTGTCTATTTTGGCTGTACGTTATCTTGGCCAAGTAAATTCCGGAACTTATAATCAAACAGGAACCACAATAACTGTTACAAAACAAGATCACGGTTTCCGTATTGGTGAAAATATTTATTTAAACTTCACTACGGGGGCTGCAGTTGATGCTACGTTACCGATTATTTCAGCCACGCAGAATAGTTTTACTTGCGCTGCCGCAGCACCTGCAACAACTGGCGGCACCATTAATTTTTATTTATCGACAACATTTGATGATTTACGGTGGATTGACACGCGGGTAAGGTTACGTTATTTACCTGGTGAAGCAGCTTTTTTTGCTGGCGAACGTTTTGCAGATCGCGCTATAGAACGTGATCCAGGAATTGCATCTACCTATGCACGCACAGGAAGCACTTTAACGGTCACATGTTCAGCTAATCATGGTCTTGCCACTGGCAATGAAGTGAACTTAACAGTAACCAGTGGCGCAGCTTCTTCCGGAATTTATACAATTACAGTTACGTCTTTAAATACTTTTACCGTTTCTACACTTGATTCAGGTACAACAAGCGGAAACTTAACTGTTACGCGACGAATTAAGGGTTTTCGCTACGATGATTATGTTGGCTTTACAGCCACGGGTACCGATGCAGTAACAAATGAGATTATTTTTCAACGCACAAATAGCTACGGTGCACGTACAGTCAATAATAAAGCAGAAACAATTGTTCCAGCACACAGGGGATTTGAGGTAGGACGGTATTTAACAACTGAAGTACGTTATCAGTGCAGCTGTCAAGATTATTCCAGGCGTGACGGATATAATTTGTATGAACATTTAAGAACAAAACGCTATCCCGTCACCCCCATAACCTCAACAAAAGGGGGACAGCACCTAGATCGTGACGGAAATTTAACAAATCAACGCGATGATGTTGGTGTGTATAGTGATTTGGGCTATGTTGCAATTAATAATTTTTATGAGTTGCCAACGTATAAAGATAAAACAGACACGTCATATCCAAATCTGTTGTATTACCAACTTCGTTGGTGTAAACATATTTACGCTGCAATGTTTTCTTTATTGCATGACGAAGGCAGCCAGCCTGTCACTTTAACCGGGCGCTATAGTCAGGCTAATGAACTAAGTGTGCAGGTTTTTTGCGTTCAACATGGTCTGTCAACCGACACAAAAGTACAAATTGACGTGAGCAATGGAAATCTTTTGTCGGGTCAATACACAATAAGTCAGGTTATTGACGACAATAACTTTACTATTGCGTATCCATACAAACAAACAACAACGGGCTATTGCTCGATTAATAATATTCGAGAACATGAATTTGTAGGGGCGTGGTTGTTGGAACCCAATGATAAACCAGTGGGCGATGACCTTGATGCTTTTTATAAAAATTTTAATAAAGAAAATTTAATTTTAAAAAACAATGCAAACCGGTTAAGTCTTGTCAAGCAAGGTTCAAAATGGGTTGGTAATAAACAAATTATTGGTAACAGCACGCGTCCAGAAGATATTTCTAACTTTGACCCGCAACTTATTACCATGTTGATGACAGACGAAATCCGCCGTGACGCAAAAGGAAACTTAGATAGAGCAGGTATTTTACAAAATGCAACGCAAAGAATGATTTCTATTGTCAGTAAATTGACCAATATTCCTCCAATGCAATTGCAAGGTATTAAATTTGGTTTTATTGATCAACCGTTAATCAATTACAATGTGCAATTCCAAGCGGGTTTGCTTTCTGGTGGAGACTTTTTGAACGGTTCCCCAACTGAAGACCAGGCTACGGTCAGTGTTGTGGATTGTGGGACTTATAATCCTCTTGTTGCACAAGATTCAGTCATTGATTCAGGTACTTACGCTATTATTTAAACCATGGCTGTTCAAATTCTTAACCGGCGTTCTAGCCTTCTTTACGACCGTCCGTTTCCAATTCGTCTTGGCGTTGGGGAACTTGCGCTCAATAACAATTCAGGAGATCCGGGACTTTATTTTGCTGATGATACTGCCAGCCCCAGTACGGGATTAATTAAAGTTGGCCCAACTTTTATTGGCTCAACAGCACCCAACTCGCCTGCAGTTGGTTATACAAGTTTCAGTAAGGGGGAGTCGTGGCTTGATACATCTAGTACGTATATCCACAAGTTATTTGATGGTACAACGTGGCGAACGCCTAAGGCGGTGGCCTCTCGCAGCAACGGTAAACCGGCAAATCCCATTGATGGCCAATTGCATTACGATAATTTAATCCCAGGGCTTTTTATTTATAACTTAACAATCACCGCTTGGGTTGCAATTTAGTGTTTATTTTGCACACTGTTTAAAATATGGTCTAGGATGCGATCAAGTTTATTATGTACAGCTTGCATTTCCCTTAAAAAATCTTCTTTTAGTACGTAGTCATGAATTACGCGGTCTTGAAATATGTTGAAATCATTTTCAATTTTTTCAAAACGCTGTTCTAGCTTGTGGTTAAAATTTGTCAGAGCTTTTGAAAGCCCCATAAATGCCCCAGCAGCGCCGGAAATTACGGATATGATAATGTCTGGTGTCACTGCCAGTTGTTTTGTTTTTACTATTCTAAAGGAGTTAACAACTTAGAATAAAAATTCAGGCGAAGTGATTGGTATGTCAGCTGCTTGCAATAAAGACAGTTGTGGTACCAGCTGACCTAGCGTCAGAACATGACTTCACAATGACCCGTAACCATGTCAACACAAGTACAATTTCGCAGGGGCACAACAGCTGAGACAGCGTCTTTCATTGGCGCCGTTGGTGAAGTTACTGTTGATACAAGTAAAAATACTTGTGTTGTACACAATGCCAGTACACTTGGCGGTTATCCGCTCTTGCGTCAGGATGGGGTGAATAGTGGGTTATCTCCTGGCTCTTTGACAAGCTGTGCTTTAAAATTTGCCAATAGCGCCAATACAGGGATCATCAGTCCTTCACCTGCGGCCATTGCATTAGTCTCCAATGGCGTTGCACGCTTTACAATAGACTCATCTGGGTCAATCTCCATACCGGGAAACGTTTCAATTACAGGCTCGTTAACCGTTTCAGGAAGTTTTATTTCTCCCGACAACCTTGCCCTCATTGTTGCCCTAGGCTGATATGGCTAATACTTTTACAAAAAGCACAAAAGCCAGCCTGTCGACCGCTGATGTCACAAGCAGCTCTGCAACTAATATTATTACAGCTGGCAGCACGGCGACGCTGATCCTTCTTAGTATATTGATTTCTAATAAAACGGGAAGTAGCGCCAATGCAAATATTTATTTGCTCCCCAGTTCAGGAGATGCAGTATTTTTACTTAAGAATGCTCCGGTACCAGCTGGATCATCCTTGGAAATGATCCAAGGAAGCAAGATTATTCTGACGGCTAACGACGTGATTAGGGTAAGTGCTGATACAGCCAGCGCTTTGGATATTACAATTAGTTATCTGCTTCAAAATTGAGGATGGCTTGTTATGGCATATCTTGGTAATAATCTTCAAGTTGCTTATCCCAGCTACCGTGTCATTGATGATATTAGTAGCCAATTTAACGGTAGTTTAAAAACTTTTGCGTTGAAAGTTGCTGGAAGCACGCCGGTTCCTTTTCCAGTTAATCCTCAACAGTGTTTAATTTCGGTCAACAGCATCGTTCAAAAACCCGATTCAACAGGTGCATCTGGCTTTACGTTGACAGGCAGCAACATTGTTTTTGCCACTGCACCCACTTTAGGTTGGTCATTCTTTGGCACTGTTCTTGCTGGCGCTGATTATGTCAATTTAGGCGCTAACTTTCCTTCAGGCACAGCAGCCGTACCTAGTATTTCTTTTGATGCAAATACAAATACTGGTTTATATCTAGCCAGCTCTAATGTTCTTGGTATTGCTACGGGAGGTGTTCAGCGTGTAGTTGTTGATTCTTCAGGATTTGTAGGAATTGGTACTGCAAGCCCTGGAACGTTGTTTGACATTGGCATAACCGGAGGAATGGCACGCATTGGGGGCGCGTCTGGCAACAACCTTTCTCAGGTTTACACCGGATCTAATGGCCTCGGAATGTGGGCAGGTGGCATTCCACGATTTTACTCAACCGGCAATATGACTTTTTCGGTCAACTCAACCATTGGAACAAGTATTCCGACAGGTTACGTTGACGCAATGACCATCAACTCCAGCGGCAAGGTAGGGATTGGTACTGCTAGCCCTGGTTATGCTTTAGATGTGCTGTCTACTGATACCACTGCCGGAATTGGTTATGGACTACGCGTTCGTCAAAACTCTACTGCCGCTGCTGCTGCCATACAATTTACTGATGCTAACGGCACTATAGAATATGGTTATATTGCATCGGATTCTTCCAGTAATTTAAAATTTACAACAAACAACAACGAACGCCTCCGCATCGACAGCTCCGGCAGGCTGGGCATAGGAACTAGCAGTCCTGCGTTTGCCCTGGATATAAGTGCTCCTAACGATACAGTTGTTCGTAGCAGAACCAACGGCAATACATCTGCAGGTTTTATCGGATCAACCAATAATGGAACCAATAACTGGTTTATTGGATCACGCAAAGATTCGACAGGAGGCACTTCTGGAACGGATCGGTTCAACCTTCTTTATGACACTAACGCTTTTTTAACTGTTACGACGGCAGGCAACGTAGGGATTGGCACTACGAGCCCTGGGTCGGCCCTTGATGTTCTAGGCAATATTGAACTTGGAACAAAAGGCGCAAGCAATAATACTGTATTTTTTGATATTACGAGTGACACAACATACACGGATTACGGATTTAGAATTATCCGAGGGGGTGCTGCAAATGCCAACACACAGCTAATTAGCCGAGGTACAGGAGCACTAGAGCTGAATTGTGTCGATGGCGGATACCTTGGCTTTTCTACTAGCAACAATGAACGCCTCCGCATCGACAGCTCCGGCAGGCTCTTAGTTGGTACGTCTACTGCGCGAACGGATTATTTTAATAATACTTTGACTGCAATGTTTCAAGTTGAAGGCACTAACTCAAGTGGTGCTGTCGACAGAGCTTGTGTTTCAATTGTTAATAATAACGCTCTTACAGTTAACGAGAGTCCTGTACTTATTTTAGGTAGGTCTAATGGAGCTACGCTTAACTCAAAAACAACAGTTGTTAATGGAACTCGATGTGGTTATATAAGCTTCCAAGGTGCAGACGGTAGTGATTTAATTGATTCTGCAGGCATTGCTGGAGAAGTAGACGGCACCCCAGGCGCCAACGACATGCCAGGACGCCTAGTGTTCTCCACTACGGCCGACGGAGCGAGCAGCCCGACGGAGCGGATGAGGATTACGAGTGATGGATACATGCGCATGGCCGCTAGTACAGGTGGTATCCAATTCAACGGCGACACCGCAGCAGTTAATGCACTAGATGACTACGAAGAGGGAACATGGACACCAACGGATGCTAGTGGCGCAGGGTTAAGTTTTACTGCAGTAAATGCTTATTACACTAAAATTGGTAGATTTGTAACTTGTCAGTTTAATTTAACTTATCCAAGTACTGCATCTGGCAGCGATGCAAAAATAGGAGGACTTCCATTTATTAATAACGTTAATGGTGGTGGATTTAGCATGTACACAACATCCGCTGTAGGGTCTATTGCCGTAAGAAACCAGACTGCTTCACAAGTTATGATATTAACATATGGCAATGATCAAGATCTGGGCATAGCTAATTCAACTTTATCATTATCAGACATTCAAATTACATTCATGTATCAAGTTGGTGCATGATTACTAGCCCGCAATGGCTTAAAACTACGCCTAAATCTGCTACGTCTGGAGGACGTTTCTAATGGCTTTTACTGAACGCCACGAACACAAGATTGAGATTATCCCGCCCTACTCCATCCTGCAATGCCGCCGTGCGGACATTGTCGAAAAGGATGGCGCAGAAGTAGGGCGCACGTATCACCGCCACGTTTGCTCCCCCGGAGACGACGTAAGTAACGAATGCGTTGAGATACAGGCAGTAGCTGCCGCGTTATGGACACCTGAAGTAATTGCGTTATATCAAGCACAGCTTGCTGAGTAAACTGCTAATCGTCTGGATCGGTAATCCCTTCATGACCGGTTTTGTCCTGCGTACCTGCACCTAAAGCAGTTGCGCTGGACCAAGTTGAACGGAGATCCGCACCACAACTGGTGTGAATTCTGTTTATAATGCGAAAGACAATCAATTGGATCCATGTCCGCTCTTACTGAAAAAGTCGACGCCTTGATGGCTGAACTCCAAACCAAAGTTGATGAGTACAATCAACTCGGTGCGTCCCTGGAGAAAACTAAAGAAGAAATTATTGCCCTTCAAGGTGCGTTGAATGCCCTGAAGGAAGTCCAGGCCGCTGAAGCGGGTGAAGCTACTCCAGTGGAAGCAGAAGTAGCTTGAGTTCAAGGGTTGTAGCCGTCATTAGTGGTGCTTGTGGCGGCTACAATGGATCAATAGATTAGATTGTGTAAGTCGTGTACATTGGAACGCAGCCTGCAATTGGGCAGAATCGTAAACTGGATAGCATTGCAGCTTCTTTTAATGGTATCCTGACGACGTTCAACCTGACTGTCAATACCGCTTCCATTGTTCCCTCCAATGTTTACCAGCTGTTCATCTCACTAGGTGGTGTTCTTCAAAACCCTGGCGTTGATTTTACAGCAAATGGAAACCAAATTACGTTCACAACTGCGCCTGCGGCGGGTTTAAGTTTCTTTGGTATTTTTCAAGGTGATTCGATTACCGGAACACCGACCATTGCTGACGCTTCAATTACAACGTTAAAACTTGCAACCGGTTTAACGGTTACTCATACAGCAGGTACGGCAGCTGCACCAAGTGTTACCTTTGCCAGTGATTTGGCAAATGGTGTTTTTGCGCCAGCAGCAAATACTTTTGGTATTACAACAGGTGGTACAGAACGGCTGCGTGTAGATAGTAATGGTTTTGCCGCACATACAGGTGCTATTGGGCGTGGTGCTCCAGTTACAAAGACAAGTGCTTTTACTGTTGGCATTGCAGAAAACTGGTTGATTTGCAACGGCGCAGCCTCAATCACAGTGACATTACCAACTGCTAGTGCTTGGACTGGTCGTGAAATCATGCTCAAGACTATTGCGGCATTTACAGTCGTTTCAGCTTCTTCCAACGTGGTGCCACTTGCGGGCGGTGCGGCTGGTACTGGAATCCTCGCGGCTACCGCTGGCAAGTACGCCACACTAGTCAGCGATGGAACCAATTGGATCATCATGCAGGCAAGCTAATTAGGCACCTTTATTAAAGTACTTTGACAGTTAGGATAGGACCACAGTCCCTACGCTCATGTCCGCACCAGCAGCAACCATTGATATCCGTTCATCCCAGAAAACTTGGTTTAAAAAAGAACCAGTTGATAGTGCAGATTTGACCAATGAGCAACTTGCAAAAGTTATTCAAGGCAGGGATTACAGGGGTTGCAAAGTATTGGCGCAAAAAAACAAACACACACAAATAGAACTACCAGGCGGGATGGGTACCTGGTGGGTTTATGACGAACATTGGGAAGGTTTGGCCGGTCGTGTAGTTCCCAAACGCAATTCAACCGTTAATACAGATACAATTAATCGCAAACTTCTTGATGTGCCTTATCAGTCACAACGCGATAACTATCGGGATGCCAGTCGCACTTGTTTTTCTTCTTCCTGTGCCATGGCAGCAATGTACTTAAAACCCGGTTCCGTTCAAAATGACAATGAGTACGTTAAGAAAGTTTTTGCAATTGGCGATAGTACAGACAGCAGCGTGCAAGTCAAAGTTTTGCATAGCCTGGGCCTGAAAGCTGCTTTTAAAACAAGTGGACGGCTCCTTGATCTTGTTCGTAATTTAAAAAATAACGTACCAATTCCTATTGGGATTCTTCACCATGGGCCCAGCAATGCACCATCTGGTGGGGGGCACTGGATTTTGGTTACAGGTTTCGATGACAGTACTCAAAAGTTTACGGTCAATGACCCCTGGGGCACAATCGATCACAAAACTGGAACATATATTTCTACTGATGGGCACGCAAAGCAATACAGTTACGGTTTAATTAGGACTCGTTGGATGGTCGATGGCGATGGCAGTGGTTGGTACATAGACCTTGCTTAGTTTTAGAATTAACTTGATTGTTTTTTAGCCATGCATGATCTTGCGCAGCACATTAAAGATTTAACCGACATCATCGTTGCGTTACATGCTTTAGCAATTGTTATTGTGAATATCACAACCACCCCCAGGGATGCAGCTGCTCCCAACTCAGTCAGTAAAGCTTATCGGTTTATTGAGATGCTTGCGGGCCTTATTACACCACTTGCTAAACGTTAATAATCTGCTAATATAACAGTAAATTTTACGTCTTATGTCTTCCATTCAAAGCCTTGAAATTGGTCTTAAAAAACAACTTACTGAGTTGGCTGAAGAGATCCGTACTATGGAAACCAACCTCATGGCAGCAAAAGAAGGCTACTTGAAAGTTTCAGGAGCGCTTGAGATCCTTGATGTTCTGAAAAAAGAAGAAGCCGAAGAAGAACGTCCAGCATTAAATGCTGCAGGACTGGCAGATTAACATGTTAGGGGACTTCACGCCAGGTCGTTACCGCGCTCTAGAGCTGCTTGCAGAGCACTTACGTGAGCCATCACGCGAGCTGCGGTTGAACTCGATTATCTGTGATGTCAGTGACGAGGACCTGCGCTGGACTACCGACCGTGTCCACTATTATCTGTTAAAGCTCCTGGAGGACGCTGACTACGATCCAGCTGAAGACGTTGCAGCTGGTTTAACTGATTAAATAGGAGCGGGGGGACTTGAACCCCCACGGTCAAGGACCATCAGATTTTAAGTCTGATGCGGCTACCGATTACGCCACACTCCCTTTCAGTACAAGCATAGCGCATAGGGCAGGTGTGTGCACCGTATTTTTGGGTAAGGATTCATGACACTTTCATGTTTCACTGCGAAAACGATTTACTAGCGAACTTAATTGTTCTTACTCCCAAGATTGCGCGTAAACGATTTCGAGAAAGTATTTTTGAAGATTGGAATTGGTCTTGTGCTTACTGTGATAAACAGTTAAGTGATCGTGATGCCACAATTGATCACATTGTTCCGAAACACAAAGGTGGACATAGCACCAGAAACAACTTGGCGTGCGCATGTTCTAATTGCAATCGCGCCAAAGGTTCGCAACATGTTTTTGATTACATGAGCCCTTCTCATCAAAATTATTCAGAGCAAAGGGTTGTTAAACTTAAGGAATGGATGGAGCAACGACCTTGCTCCGTAAGAATCACTTCTACGGCTCAGGCCATACCTTATATTTGCAATGATGCAACCCTCGGATGGATCGCAACCTGATCAACAGCCTGCAAAAGATGGGAAAAAATTTTTAGATGACTATATTTCACAAGCTGTTCAAGCATTAACAGATTCGCGTGTGCCGGACGATTTTCAACAAACTGCAAACGGACAGGTTTCTCAAGATTTAAGTAGCAACAAGGAGTATTATGTCTAACCATGGCTGATCACGCTAAAGCCAAGCGCCTAGCTAAGGCACATATGAAGTGCAACAAACCTCAACGTGCTCCAGATGGGGATACGCATAAGTGGGTTGTTAAATCTTGTCACGATGGGGAGGAGAAGATTGTGAGGTACGGGCGGCGTGGTTATGAAGATTACACCCAACACCACGATCCTGAGCGGCGTAAGAACTTTCGGGCTAGAATGGGGTGTGATAAGACTATGGACAAGAACACGCCCCGTTACTGGGCATGCTCGCGACTTTGGGGTTAATTTAAATGGCTAAAATTACAACCGATAAAACAACTCCTTGCTACTGCCACTTGACGCAGTGTTTGCGGGACTCCACCTACGTTTACCATCAGACGCAGCTTGTGCATTGGAACTTGATGGGCGGCAAGTTTTACCAACTCCATCTGCTAACAGAACGGATTTACAAGGAACTGGAAGAAGGCATCGATACAATTGCTGAGCATCTCCGCAGCCTTGATATTGCCACACCTAAGACCGTAGAGGACTTGGTGTACTCCACCATGCCTGAGGTACCTCTGGAAAACTGTTTTAACCAGGATGCAATTATTCTTCAACTGGCCACAAACCACAATCTCTTAGCCGTTAAATTTGAAGAACTGGCTAAAATGTCAGATCAGATCGGGGATCAACTGACCCTTGATCTTGGTGTTCAACGTGGAAGAGTACACAAGGTGAATCAATGGTTGCTTAAATCCAACTTGGATTACAAAAAATAAGCTAGCAACTCTTTAGTCACAGCTGTTAGAATTAAAAAAAGTTCCCAGCGTTAAGGGTAAAGTCAGTGCCTGCAACTTCATTCCAGCATATGTTCCCAGATGGGACCAACCGTTTTTACAATCCGGTTCCCATTACTCCTGGTGAAACGTTAACTGATCCTGTTGGTAAGCTGCGTGTTTCTAATCCGCAAGCATTAATTGATACTGACTTTGAATATAGTACTCAATCAACCAAATGGGAAAGCTTGAACCTGTTAAACAACAGGCCTAGTGCTTCTTATGATGTAACTGTTCCTCTGTTAGTAAGTGCGGTATCAGCGTCCACTACAACCATTACCGTAACTTTAACAGCTTCTTTAACAGGTACGTACTCACAGACTCTTACTGCAGTTACCCTTACAATTGCGGGCCATAGCGTGCAAGTGGGGCAAAAAATCTATGTAGACTATACCAGCGGTTCTGGCGTTGACGAACTTGTAACAGTTACTGCAACAACAACATCTACAATTTCATACACAAGTGCTACCAGTATTGCAAGTACTTCAGGTAACGTCAGTGTTACGCTGCCTCCTGCAGTTGGAGCACCTATTTTTGTTCAAGGTACTACTCAAACAGTAGCAAATGGTTGGTTTGTTGTTGCAACTTCCCCAGGTCTTACTTTTACTTATATTGTTGCAAGTACCGCAGGTAGTGGTTCAATTTATGATGCAACAAAAACTTATATGTATGCCGGTAATTTTTATACTGGTTCAGGTATTCCCCTGACTGGAACCACGGCCTTTACTTTTAGTGGCGCCACAATTACTGTTACAACGACTAATGCGCACGGCCTTAGCGCAGGCGACGGCATTTTTGTGGTAGGCGTTACTGCTTCTACTAATGCTCCAAATGGTAGTTTTCTTGTAAAAACAACACCTACTGTTAATACTTTTACATACACTGCCAGCGCAACTCCAACAGGTACACTGGGTAACACAGCCGGTTCGACTAATTTATATCCTCGTCCGTTTGGTAGTGTAATTCACCGTTCATTTGATGGTGGTGTTTCATTCACAGCTGGTTATCCTTATTCCGGCAATCAATTAATTCGCCAAACCCGTCGTTACTTTCGTTACCAATCTGGTAAAGGCATTCAGTTCAGCACAGGCACCAGTTTAAAACCCGCTTTTAATGTTGATAGTATTACTTCTTCGGGTACAACTGTTACTGTTAATTTAAAAAATCCACATAATTTAAACGGAAATTATCTTGCTTCTGCTGGTATCACCGTTAGTACCAGCGCTGGTGGTGCTTTTACTTACGATGGTACAACTATTACTTGTACCACAGTTGACAACCACGGGTTCAGTGTAGGCGATCAAATTTTTATTAAAAGTCTTAGCGGCGGTGGCGCTTATAAACCTACAGGAACATGGACAGTTGCGTCTGTACTTTCTGCAACGCAGTTTACATTTATTGCTGGGGGCACCCCGACCGCAACAATTACTGCTGGTGCCGCAAATGGCACGCTTTTTCCAAACGGCACCGGCCCATTTGTGACTGTCAGTGGTTGTACAGATGCAGCATATAACGGTACTTTCTTGGTGCAAACGGTTCCTACCGATACTTCATTTACTTACACATCTTTAATTGCACCAACTACAACACCAGACCCAGGTTTTCCAATTACAATAAGCCCTGAAAATTGGTGGAATGCGCGAAACCGCATTGGTTTATTTGATGAACAAAACGGTTTCTTTTTTGAGTTTGATGGTCAAACTTTATATGCAGTCAAGCGTAGTTCAACAACGCAAATTACTGGCAGCATTTCAGTTAATGCGGGAGAAACAGCGGTCACTGGCGCCAGTACGGTTTTTTCAAGTCAACTAGTCCCTGGAGACGCGGTTGTTATTCGCGGAATGACTTACAATGTTCTTTCTATTATCAGCGACACATCAATGGTGATTTATCCTGAATATAGAGGAACAGCTAATATTGCGAACACTATAGTTAGCAAGCGAACTGAAGAACGTTATCCACAATCGGCTTGGAATATAGACAGGTGTGATGGTACTGGTGCAAGCAATTTTGTTTTGAATCTTGCCAAGATGCAAATGATGTATATTGATTACGCCTGGTATGGTGCAGGTGCAATTCGTTTTGGATTTAAAGATCAAAAAGGTGAGATTTTTTACGCGCATAGAATTCCCAATAGTAATCGCAATACCGAGGCATACATGCGGTCAGGTAACATGTGTGCCCGCTACGAGTGCAACACAACACCCGCTTATACAATACTTGCAGCAGACCTTTCTGATACAGCAACTGATGCAATAACAGTTGCAAGCACAGCAGGGTTTCCTAAAAGCGGTGTTGCAGTGTTAACCAAACCAGCAAATACTACTTCTGGATCGGGTTCATCTACAGTAGGCGCAATTGAGTATATTCGATATAACAATAAAACCGATACTAAATTGCTTGGTTTACGTAGAGCAATAGCTAGTATAAGTGGTCCAGGGGGATTGGCCAATGCTGGCGGAAATAGTACTGCTCAAATTTTTACATATTCTACTACTGCGCCAATTCAAGTACAAGCTTATCCAGGTCAATTTGCCAGCACTTTATCGCACTGGGGATCTGCTGTGATTATGGATGGTCGTTATGACGATGACAAGTCATATATTTTCCAAGCGCCGTCTACCAACACTACTATTGCCAATCTTGCTGCTTCCGCCAGTGCTGCTATTTTAAGTATTCGCTTGTCGCCAGCCGTTGACTCAGGTCTTACAGGTATTCTTGGTGCACGTGATCTCATCAACCGTATGCAATTAACGTTGCGACAAATGGATGTGGTTACAACAGGAACTGCAGCTATCTTCCGTGTGGAATTAGTCCTTAACGGTAAAATTGGTGGTACTGGCGCAGGTGCATTTGCTGCTGCAGGTGGTTCTAGCTTGGCACAAGTTGCTACACACTCGACATCAGGTACAACCACCGTGACGGGCGGGGAAAGCATCTTATCTTTCTTTGCTTATACGCCTGGCGTTGTGCAACAAGAGCTTACTTTGGTGCGGGATCTTGGCAACAGTATTCTTGGCGGAGGTACAACTACTACAGTACCTACCAGTGCAGTCAACTTGTATCCGGATGGTCCTGACGTAGTCACTATTAAGGTGACTAACGTGAGTGCCGTTGCTACAAACTCAATCAGCGCCCGCCTTTCCTGGACAGAAGCGCAGGCGTAAGTTTAAAACACTGAACACTGCTATTGCATCCTTCTGCAGTGCTAGAGGGATGTACAGGGTTTCTATGCGCTGTGGTTGACAAAGCAGTTTTATGGTTAAACTATTGGTACTTGCAGCAGAATCATGAGTTATTACGAAAGTTATCAGCAGACGGTATTTTTTGCACCGCCAACTCTTTCAGCTCCTGGCGTTACTGAAGCGTATGACGTTTATACACCAAACTACCTTTCAACTCGAAACTACACTTTAATGGTTATTGTTGCAAATATTGATACCAATGTGGTCGTGCGTTTAGAGGGCAGTTTAAATGGAACAGATTACGGCGCGATGATTTCTAATACTATTACTGTTAATGGAACTTACACTTACAATGTTAGTGGGTTTCCAATGAAGAAAATTCGAGCCAACTTTCTTCAGCGTGTAGGGGGCAGCAATGCTGCCGTAACTTTCCAGATGGCTGCCAACTAAACTGTGTGTTAAAATTGCTTTTGTTAGAGTTGTAAAAGCTAGGAGTTTGCATGGCCATTACCGACATCAATGATTACGTATTGTTAAATGCCAAAAGTGGTGTGGCTGTTTTTAAAACGTATGCAGATGCTCCTGGATTTATTTCCGATCATTTTCAATTAACACCTGACGGTGTCAATACGCAATCAGGTGTTTCTTATACATTAATAGCTAATGATAACGGAAGGGTTATTGTTTTTACAAATGGATCTGCTGTTACATTAACGGTTCCAAGTGGGTTAGGTGCTGGATTTAGCTGCAGTGTTGTGCAATATGGCGCGGGTCAAGTAACGGTAGCGGCCGGGTCTGGCGCAACATTAAGATTAAGAGGCAGTACAAATAAAACAGGTGGACAATATGCAATTGCATCTTTGCTTAGTGTAGTAGCCAATGAATATATTTTTGCAGGCGACACGTCAACCTAATAACTATGTTCATACTTCCTCATTTAAAAGGTTTGGTAGCAGGTAATGTTGCCTCAGCTGCGTTTAAAAGTGCTACGCTTGATTTAAAATTTGCTGCTAATAAATCTTTAGTTGATTCTATTAGTGGTAGCAACTTAATTACATTTAATCGTGCGGCTCCTGCAGGTTCTTCTACATATGTTGGTAGCGATGGGTTGATTAAGACGGCGGTGACGAACCTGCTGCTGAGGAGTGAGGAGTTTGATAATGCAAGTTGGACAGGAGGAGCATTAGTTATTACTGCCAACACTCAAGCTGCACCTAACGGAACAATTACAGCTGACACTTTAACTGCTTCTTCTGGCACTCCAAATTTTTATCAGGTTTTAACTTGTACTGCGTCAACTTCTTACACATTTAGTTTTTACGTCAAACTTGGCACAATGCCAGCATCGGACTTTAAATTTGCAGTTAGGGATGATACGGCTGGAGTTTTTATTGCTACGGATATTACGCCAAATGTAACGCCAGTCACAACCGAATGGCGGCGGGTAAGTTACACATTTACCACTCCAGTTGGTTGCGTTCTTGTTCGTGTGTACCCTTACCGTTTTACTGTTGTTACTGGAGGCACTGCATTTCTTTGGGGCGCCCAACTTGAGCAAGCCTCAACCGTTGGTGATTACATCCAAACCACATCTGCTATTAACTCTGCCCCACGTTTTACGCATGACCCAACAACAAGTGAAAGCCTTGGCCTGCTGGGGGAAGAGGCGAGGACGAACCTGCTGTTGCAGTCGGAGAATTTGTTAACAACATGGACTGCAAATGGCGGCTTGGCTTGTACTGCCAATCAAACAGTGTCACCAAACGGGTCAACAACTGCTGACTTGTTGGCTGGCGGCGGTACACTAATAGGATATTTGGAGCAGCCAAATGCTTCATCTAATCAATTCGTAAGCGGCACAACTTACACTTATTCTATTTATCTTAAAAAAGCAAATACATCTACCTGCCTAACTTTGTTATTTGGAACTACGTTTAATTCTGGTGGTGGCAACCCAATTGCTACATGGAACCTGGACACTGGTGTTCCTACATTTATAAATGGAGCTACTGGCTCAATGACAGCAGTAGGCAATGGTTGGTATAGGTGTGTTGTGACGGATACTGCTACTCAAACACATACCCAAAATCAGCAGTGGTTGCGAATGCCGTCCGCTAGTGGTGATGTTTACGCTTGGGGCGCCCAACTAGAAGTCGGTGCTTTTGCCACCTCCTATATCCCCACGACTACCGCAACCGTAACCCGCGCCGTAGATGTGGCCAGCATTACCGGGTCAAACTTTAGCTCGTTTTATAATCAAACGGAGGGGACGGTGTTTGCGGAGGGTCAATCATTTGACTCCAGAACAACTGATGCAATTATGGTTGCAACAATCGATGATGGTTCGCTTAACAATGAAATTCAGTTGTCTCGCAGATTAATCAGTTATTTGGCTACATGTGGTGTTACTGCCGGTGGAGCTGCGCAAGCCGACATGTTTGGGTCTGCATGGAATACTAGCTCAAATGGAAAACTTGGTGTTGGGTTAGCAGTTAATAATTCCGCAATTTCTTTTAATGGTGCTTCTGTTGTTACGGATACATCCATTTCACTTCCCACGGTTACAACAATGCGATTTGGAAGACGTGCAAATGGATTCAACGCTTGGAACGGCACCATCAAACGCCTCACCTACTGGCCCACACGCCTCAGCAACACCACCCTCCAACAAATCACCCAATTATGAATTTCTTACGTTTTTCCGACGTCGACGCCTGGACTTTTGCCGCCTGATAGGTGGGATGATTACCCGGTAGAACCCATCAATCCTTACAAAGTATTTGCGTAATCAATTCCCTACAGGGTTTAGATTAACGACCAAGACCTAAACCATTTAGTAATTACGTATTTATTACCACTGATTGGCGGTAAGGCTTCGTGCAATGTTTTAGGATTAGGCAATCCATTTTTGTATAAATTATTCCAGATAACAGCCATTCCTTGTTTTGGTTTTATTTTTAAATTAAGGTGTTTAAAATAAGTTTCGCCGCCTTCTTTTACATCATTTAAATAACACATAAACGTCCAGGTTCTCTGTCCCATCCATTCGGTGTAAGTTTTAAACTCTTTAGATAAAGGAAAGAAAAAATCGCAATGTTCTTTGTAATATTCTCCTGGATTGTATTTTTGTGACTGCAATGTCTCACCAAGGTAAGGTTTAATTTCAACGTAATTTGTAATAAGTTGATCAAGCCGCATCAAAGGCCCAGACTCAAACCAATTAAGATCTGCTGTTTGACTGGTGCGATAGTCAGAAACAAGAGAATCGTCAGTCGGATTGGAAACGGTCGACGGCCGCAGCCTGCTATCAACCAAATTAATTAAAGCTTGGCAAATACCTGGAGAAAGAAATTCCTCACAGGTATATATTTGCGTAAAAGGATATGCTAATTGTTTGGCTTTTTTGGTGACAGGTAAGTTATAAAAATAATTGTAATTAACGCGTGCTGGTTTTGTTTTAAAATTGCAAATTTTTAAAAGATCATTAAATTTATCAACATCAACGCCGTATGTTTTTTTAAAAAAACTAACAATTTGCGTTTTACTTACGCCGCTAACTGCCGCTTTCGTCAGTTCTGCTGCCAGTTGGTCGGGTGTCATGGCCTAAGTGCTATTCTGTTTAAAATAGTAGTTGTTTGATGGCGGTAACGCAAGTGGTTCCAATCTTATTGGCATTTGGCTTAAGCTTTGGCGGCATCTATGTTACGAGCAATTTTTTGCTTAGACGCCGACTTGACATTCATACCCCTCAGCGCATTCATGGGTTTTCTGCAGAAAACCGTTACAAAATACCCGCGCCTACCAGCTTTCCGTATCTCTAAGCAACTTTTTTATTGGTTTTGAAGCCAATTCAGTTCACGGCTGTTAAACTGAAGGCATGGATTGGATCAATTAATGGACGCCAATGCCCCAGGGATAAGCATGGACGCTGAATTTGCACTCCATGCCGCCGCATTCGCTATTCGCGAATTGGATCGCGAAGATCTAGAAGAAGCGTTTCTGGACATGCTTCATCAAAAAACGATGGACAAACAAATGTTCTTGAATATCCTAAAAGAACACGGCATTGATGCTGAAATTAATTTTAATTACTCCACCGCTAGTCAAATTTCCTAACCGCAATGGCCACCCGCACAATCAAAGGTACACTCGACACCTTCAGCAAAGATGCTGGAACAGAGATTACTTATTTGGGTAATACAGCTGCAAACTCCACTGGCGGTATCAATATTCGCGGATTCCGCGTTGATCCCTCCACTACCGGAGATATTATTGTCACCATTGACCGCTCTTCAGGCGTTGACAATATTAAAATTTTTCAAGAAGACGCTTATACATCAGGTTCTGCTCCTACTGGATATTTAAAATTTAATAACATCATCAAGAACGGTAAAGGCAAAGGTGTTGTTGCTGTAACAGTTACTGATGCAACAAAAAATTATGTAGTTCTTTTAACTTTGGATGGCTATTCAGAAGTTTCTTACACAGGCCGTGTTGTTGTTCCGTAAAATACGGTAAGCTGGTGTGCAAGTTAAAGTTGCACGTTGGCTTCTCGTAAGAAAAAAACGGATGAATGGGCCGAGTACCCCTTTTTAACCCAGCTTGGCATTGACATCATCAAGCAATATTCATTGGCCAGGACCTATTTGGGGTTTGGTCGATTTGCTTCATATAAGGACTACGGGGAGAATGTGTGGCGTATTGGCTATGGCAGCACCAAGCTAGGTAAACGCTGGGTCAGCCGCTACGAGAAAGCTCTGACAGCGGAGGTAGAGGCGCAACTGGTAGAAGATCTCAAAGAGTTTTCAAGCCTGGTTAAGCACTACGTAATCGTGCCGTTGAATGAAAAGAAAAAAGCTGCAATATTAAGTTTTGCGCACAGTCTTGGCATCCCCGCTTTTAAAGAATGTAAACTACTAAATTTAATAAATAGTAGCGCACCTAAAAACACACTTATTCGTGAGTGGAGTCCTTACATTAACCGCATGTGGGCTTCTGGTGGCAGCTTAATGGTTGATCGTAGACGCGTTGAATTAAATACATACTTAGCAGCAGATAAACGAGTTCCGCTTTTTATTGAACACAAATGCCCCCTAAAATATTGCTTGTTAAATATAGCGGATAACTATAAAGGAACACCTAATCAAATCAAAGCAATTGAATATTTAGAACGCAAAATGCAAGAGTGGGACCCTACAGAGGAAGTTGTGCGTCGGTTTTTTCGTTATTGGAATCAAGACCAGGGGGGATTGGGCTCCCCCAAGAACCTTTAGTGGCTTGCAGCCAGTCCAACATGTCCAGTAATTGCAGTTCTGGACAGTATTCGTGGAGAATTTTATCAGGATCCATAACGTTCGCATGAAGCGATTAAACGCTTCAAATACCATTCTGCTTTTTTTAAATCTTGAACAGCGTGTTCTTTATCTTCGTAACGCCAAAGATATTTTTGAATGTTACCTTTTAAATAACCGCGAAACGCTTCATTGGTCATTGCGGCTTCAATGGCATCAATGCACTCCACTGATCCAGACGCATAGTGTGACGGGCTGTTGACCAAGTCTTCCATGGGTGTGTTGCTGTCAGAATGGGGACATGAGCCTACAGACTAGCACTGATTACGACGTTGATAACCGCTATGCGCAGGCTAGGGGCGCAAAGGATAACACTGCAGGCAAGCGCTTCGTAAAAGAATATATCAATAAGCGTAGGACAGGGAGTCGTCCTGATATTGCAGAGCAACGCAGCGAAGATAACCGATTCATCATGAACGGACCAGGAGATCAAACTTATGGGTTTAAAAATGCTTTTAGAGCACCGCTTTTTAACAGATAATTTTACCTAAATGGGAGAAAATTTTTTGAAAATTGTCAGATTGATTAAAACCTAAATCAAGTCTAGGTAGGTAAATAAAAAAACCCCACGTAAAAGGCGTTTCTAATCTATGTTCGCTATTTCCTCTTATAAGATTGCAACGTTTATACGGAATACAGACAGGATAATCCCACATGGTCGTATAAGATCGGAACATTTCATGGCTTGTTGAGAAGAATAATGCTTCTGGAATATTGCGCAATTTCCATTCTTTTTCTAGCCGCTTAAACCAGGCCACGCTTGGCATGTGGCTGTTTGTTCCTCCACGTAAGCCCCACCGCCACGTGCCGCGTACCTTGCTAAAGGAGCACCTCCCGTAGGTAGGAGGGAAGAGGTACGTAACGCCTGTCCAGGGGGCTTCAATATTAAGCCCATCTTCTTTTGTGGTGTAAATTTGACGGGCTCTTAAATATTGCGAATTTGCATAATGTGTTGAACACGGATCAAGATCAATGTCCCCTAATAATGCATCAATATAAGGAAGATATTCAACTGGCGTTAACCAATCTTCATTTATATTAAAGATTCGCGTTAAATGAGAAAAACTATTTTTTTTCCCAATCATTACATCAGGATTGCAGAAGTAGTATTGCTATCACGTTTGTAATGAATCAAGGACATATGTTTTTCGTCTTGAATAATAAAAAGCGCTTCTTTTTCTGGGTTTAAAGATTCTGCGCGGGCAATTGTTTTTTTCATGACTTCTGCAGGGCCTTCCATATCTCTGCTATTAAAGTCATTAAGCGCATTCATTAAGGCATTCACGGTTAAATAAAACATGGTATCTTCTTGATTTTCTGCCCTGGGTACATACACGATTGCACCAGGTCCTTCGTTAGCATAAAACCCTTCAAAAAAATCTGCCATGTCTACGCAGATTCGTTCGATTGTGAGCTGGATCAGTTTTTGCTCTGCATCAGAGGGATTTGCCAACATCAATTTAGCAATCAGCTGCTTACGGCGGTCAGTCATGGTTAAGAAACTTTTTGAATAATGGTAGCAAAAATTTTAAGTTTGCAAAGGATCGGATTCCTCCTTACTGACAGGACTTGGAATGGTTTTTAAAAACTCACTCAGACCAGAACGCTTAAGTGTTTCACGGATTTTGGGTAGCGGTGAGTAAATAACTACCATTTTTCCCAAGTTCCCCATAGTTTTAACCAATTTTCCGTTATCATCCCGAACTTTGGTCAGTTCGTTTTGCCGTAAAAGGTATTCTGCTACACAGCGGTACCTACGTTTTGTTGCTAAATCAATGTCTGGAAACCTGGAACAAATTGTAGCCGGTTGCATATCGCTAAAACAAATCCGAATTTGATCCGCAAGGGATAAACCAAGAATTAAATCATTGGTGGACGTTTCGTAACTTCTAATTAATTCTAAATAACGTTGCAAATCACGATCTTCAAAACTACCTGAAGGCGGCACAAACATCTCTATTTGTTTTGCTAAACTGGCTACAAGTTTTTGTTTATAGTTTTTGATAGTTACTTCTTCAACATTTAAAGTGTTAAAACGATAGCTAAGATATTTATTTGGTTTATACGTTGCCGCAGGCGTTTCGACCAAGTCTTCTTGTTTTTCAAGATCGCACCACTCTTCAACTTCCATTGCTAGGCATCAATTGTTACTGTGTGCATAGCTTACCGGATTTTTGAGCATTTTTCCATTGCTTGGTGTTTTCCATCCGTAAAACCCATTCATAATAAAGGCGAAGCGGTTCCATGTTGCGCATATCTTCTGGTTTAGGCCGTCCCCCGTAATTACAGGCTTCCCATAAAGCAACCGCCAGCTGTTTTTGTTGTTGTGTCATCAGCATTTCCATGGTTTTAATGGACATTTTTGCCAATAAGGCGCTAAACTCTGTTTTATACGGAACCATATTGTCATGAAGCGTCCCATCACAGTCGCTGAGCTCGGTTAGAATCTTTAAAGAGTTTTTATTTTCCATGCCAGCACCAAAGGGGAAACGGTATCACTACGTCTACTATAGTTACGAATCCTGGGGGAGGGGCTACATTGGCGTGAGATCTTGTAGCTGTCTTCCCAGCGCAGACGCTAAGTATATGGGAACGTATAAAGACAAAACTTTTAAACCAAACAATAAAATTGTTTTGCAGGAGTTTTGTTGCCGCGAAGATGCTCAAAAAGCTGAAATTAGTTTACATGTTTTTTACAAGGTTGATGTGAATCCGCATTTTGCTAATAAAGCCAGGGCGCGTAGTACTGGGTTTTCTTGTGGGTATTCACGTAAAATATCTGAAGAAACTAAAAGAAAAATTGGAGAAGCAAATAAGATAGCATTGAAAGGTAAGATCCTGCCTCCAGAGGTCAGGGCTAAAATAGGTGCAAGATTTAAAAGCATACCAAGAAGTGAAGAGGTTAAAGAAAAATGCAGGCAAGCTCAAATTGGTAGAAAATTTAGCAAAACACATTTAGAAAACTTAAGAAAAGGTATAAAAAATAGAAAATTAACTGATGAAGCTAGAAAAAAATTAGGTTGGAATAAAAAACCGGTCTCTTTAAAAAATCCTCAGACAAATAAAATTTTAAAATTTTCCTCTATGAGCGCGGCTGCTGCGTTTCTTGGCATTCCAGCAGCAACAATGCGGACTGCTGTATATCGAAAACAAAAATTTATACAAAATTACGAAATTTGTGGTAGTCTTTGAGTAAACTCCATCATCACATGAAATCGCGGAGACGTCTCACATACGCCGAGCTTTTGCTGGTCCTGATTTTGGGTCCCCTTGGAGTCGTCGGCATCCAGCATTTATACGGGTTTGTGTCATCTAAAGTAAGTGTAACGATTCAAGTAAAATAAAACCATGGGTGGCTCACGTCCCAGTGCACCAGTAACTATAATGCCTGCGCCAACGGCGCCGACGTTTTATCAATCTCTTGTGCCCAAGGAAAGTTTTGAAGATGCTGCTGGATACCTGCGGCGCATTCAAGAAGAAACTGCTAAAGTTCAAAACCAACGTTATCAAGAAGTAGGAACTCCTGCCGAACTCGGTGCACGGATGGCTGGTCGGCGGCTACAAGAAATTAATGCCTATAGTGCTTCTCTTCCTAAAGGGGATAAGTACTTGCAACAAACAACCGGTATTAGCAACGTAAATGAAGATTTAAAACAAGCGCTTGCTGCTCAAAAATACCAAGCCTTAGGGGAATATCAAAATGCATTGGCACGAATAAATGAAGTACCTGAGGCAACTATTGCCGAAACACCATCTTGGGCAAAACGTCCTGATGAAATTTATTTTGCTAAACAACAGAAAGAACAAACTTCTGCATAGTTACGCGTTTTTAAAAGTTGAATCGTTATTGTACATAACAACGGGTAGTTGTTGAGGATCAAATCCTTCCACAGGTGAGGTATTTTGGGGTTCTTCTACCCAATCTGTGTACACCTCTGCAAGAACAGCATAGCTCTCAATAGGAATGAGTTTAAGGTCTCCTTTTTCGCATTGGATTCGATAGTGTTCTTTATTGTCTGCAACATCATCTAAGATTGCCTCAAAGTTTTCTTCCAGTTGTTGGACTGTGACGACTTTCATGAGTTTACGTAGGCAATGTCAACAGCTTAGCATTTTTTAAATCAATTGGCCAGAGTGCCAAAATCAATAGAAGCACCCACCGCCTCAGTAATAAGTTCTAAATCAAGCGCCTCGTCAATAGATTCTACAACGTAACGCCAGTCTACGTTCAAACTTTGCAACGTGATGGAATATGTTGTTTCAAGATAACGGATATCATTGGTGATTAAACAAATGTACTCACCAGGAGGCAAAACAGTATTTGGATAGTCAGCTAAATTAAGATCTGCATTATCGTCATAATCAACACCAGTAGTAGTGTAAACATAACCTGAATTATTAATTGGTAATTCACGACGATGATTACCGTCTTCTACTCTGTAAAACGAAATAACTGTGTTTCGGTTGGTATTTGATGTATAAGAATTTTGGCTAAAATTTTGACTAATTTTAATAGCGCGACTGCGATTTAACTTTAATTTGTAAAAAGACGATTGTTGCCGCGTTAATCCACCATGTGTATTGCTAATGGTAATAGATCGAAAAATTGGTGAAAAGTCGCCAAGGTTTGCTGGGTTATTAATTGAATCACCTAGACTTTGAGGGAGGGGGTCGCTCCCAAAATACGATACGGGGCCAAAAGCTGTTGGGCCTGTACCCCCAGTTGGGTAGGCTTGTATACTTCCAAGATTAAAAAACCCAAGATTTTCTGGAAGGGTTGCTAAAAAACGAGCCACGTCACAAGCATTGCACTATTACTTTAAGTTTAGCAATAACACAAGCTGTCTATTCTTTAATCAACAAACCAGAGTACAAGCCGTTTGTTCTACCGCTTTCCAGGTACAACTTTTCTAGCAGAGTAGAACGCTCTGGGTAATATCCTTCCTCTTCCACAGTCTTGATTAATTCATAGCTTAATCGCTTTTCAAGGCACCTAAGTTCTAATTCTGCCTTATTTCTGGCGTCAAACCAAGGAGTGAAATGGTTTTCACCGCCAATACGGATATGCCCAGCATACATAGGATTTGGTTCATGCCAGCAGCTAGGTACGACCTGACTAATTTTTGAATTAATTCTTGAGGTGCTCTGCTCTTGCATTGTTAAAAATGTTGCCGTAGCTCAAATTTACTACGGAAATTTTCGATGGTGTGGGGATTGATTCTAGCTCCCGAATTCTTAAATGCAGTGGATTGCAGCACAGAATATTGCAACCAGGCTGATGGAAAACCCGCAACCTGCCAACGTACCCACGTGAGGTCCAGAAGGCAACGCGTGCTGCAGACTGAATCCGTCCGCTGTGGAATGGACTTGGCATGTAAGCGGCTGTTTCTGTGTCCTTCTTTTTCGTTGCACCAAGCCACGGCCAGCATTCGTCTTGACCTTTGATGTCAACTTTGTCCCAAAACTTCTTGACTACCCAATAGGTATCAAATGCAAAGTTTTTTACATCAACAGCACATCGGCCCTTTTTGATTTCCTCCAGACAGTCTAAACACTCATTCATCAAGCCAAAATTACCAACGTGACCAGGAAAATTCTTCTTATGCCACAGACATTCGGTTGTACTGTGCTCGATTAACTCTTGTGTCATCTGCTGGCTTTTCTCAGGAAACGTGCTGCGCACGTCTTCAATATTTTGATGCAGGATCTGGCCTAGTGGGTCATTCATAGGATTCATGGTTGCAGATCCGACGTACTACATGGTAGGGGAGGCGGTACTGACGAGCAAGGGCAGCGTAGGACCAGGTTTTGCGGTTCTCCGTGTTCTTCAGACGCAGCTCGGTTACCAAGTCGGGACTAATGCGACTCCCCTTGCGCTGACCCCGTTCAAAGCAGACTTCCTTTTTGGTGCCAAAGTAGTAGTGGTTGGGATTGATGCAGTAGACAGAGCCGCAGAGGTGTCTTCTCACGATGATGGGTTGAGTCTCACTTTGATACTGCCCGGCGATAGCCAAGGCAAGCATCCTGGCATCCCGTCCCTTGTACAAGGGGCGTGAGCCGTGACTGGTGGTAAAACCCTTCAGCTCAGAACGGTTGATGGTCTTGAGACACCAACAGCGATGGGTACCAAAGCCGGATTGGAATAGGTTCAGAGCACTGACCACAGCTACCAAATCATCCGTGGTGAGGTACTGTTCTCGAAAAAAGTCTAGGTAATCCAAGGTTGAGACTCGGTAGGGGACGATTTTCGGGGCCTTTGTAAAATAGCTGAAACCCCTTGGTATGTCAAGTGTTTGAGGGAGTGCAAAATCAACGTACAAAGGAACAGAAAATTTACCCTATTTACTCTATTAGAAGAGATTGGTGGTTCTCATTTGTATGCAACATTTGTAAGTCACTTTTTACATACGGATGTTGCATATGCCTGAGAACCCTTTTCAGCTCCTTGCCCCCGCCACCGGGCTCTCCTCCAGGGCTTTGGCTTGCCCCTTCACTGCGCTGCAACGGATCTCAGCGACCAGGACCGCCCACCTGGCGTAAAAGTTACGTACGGATGTTGCTTACAAATGAGAACCACAAAACGCTTCACCCGTAGTGAAACCCCGAAAAAAAGCATTCATTCGTATGTACATTGAGACCCCTTGCGCTGCAGTCATTCTCAGGCATTCTCAATAAGTCCCCTAACTTAAAACTAATTTAACCGCCTTGTTTTTTGAAATACTCTTCATATTGCTCCGCGTATACCATCGCACAAGGGTAGGGTTCGACGTAACGGCACATAGAACCTGAGGGATTACACACACGATGAACTTGATTACCGTGAATATCTTCACCAAATTCAATAGTGGTCCCATTTGGAAAAGTTTGCATTACTTCCATGGCGGTCTTTTGTTTACTTGTATTAGTATAGTAGTAACGGAATTGTTGTACAAAAGTGGGCAGACTGTTACCGGGAGGACGTTATCAGGCTGATGATGGGTTTGTTTACCCTAGTTATCAAGCCGCCGCAAATAGGGGACAGGACTTGCAGGCAATTCAAAATGCAGGTAGCAGCATCCTTCGAGGTCTTTCAAATCCTTTAGGGCTGATTAATCAATACGAAGCAGCGCGCAAAGGTGGGTTTGGTTTTGGGCGTTCAGCCAGTGCAATGGAGGCTCCTAATTCAAGGACTCAACTTGTTACATCAGGAGATGCCGATCTTGGCAGTGACCCAGGCCGAATGTTTCCTAAAGGCAGCAGGACAACTGAGGACACCAACCTCATTTCTGGAGATAGAGGCCGCTCTACAATCACCAGCCCTAACACGACGTACCAAGCTGCAGATGAGGAGTATCGGAACCTTCTCGCCCAATACGGTGGTGCACCTGGCATCTCTCAACTTGCAGGGATGACTTCCTTGCCCACAGGTTTCACCCCTACTGGTGCAAGCAAGCAAGCATCGCTTAAGGATTACTACGCAGCGCAGGCTTTGCAAGGTAATGCCAACCTGGGCACCATTACTTCAGGCTTGACGCAGGGCATGCAAGGCGCAGAGGCATCGAACATGGCAGCATGGGCCAAAGCAAACCCAGGTCTTGCTCAGCAACTATATGCTAAGCAAGCAAGTGCTGGACAGGGTGCCGCACCTGGTGGACGTGACATCAGTTCTTTCATTGGTGATGTCAATCAGTATGCGGGCCAAGGGCAAGCCTCTTCTGATGAAGCTGCTTTTGGTACACCTGCGAATACAACGCCCGCCCCTTGGCATACACAAGGACAAGCTGTAAGTGCTCCTTATGCTGAAGCAAATCAAAAAGCAGCAGAAAAAACTACAGGTAGTGGTGCGCCTGCGCTTAACACAACTGCTGGACAGCCATCTACCGGGGACAACGTTGTTAAATTTCTTAACGGAATTACGCCCTTCATGCAAACTCTGGTTGGCCCTGGCGGTTTAGGTAACTATGGTATTGGACGATAATGGACAACGATTTTCCTACAGTATTGGGTGGTAATGGGTTTTTAAATAGTTACTACCGTGAAAAATTTGGTGGTGATGAACAATATTCACAAACCGGAACTGATATCCCAACTTTTAGCGTAGGCCGGGATTTTTCTGGTGGTGAAGGTACAGGCATTCCTCCGTATTACACCGAAGAAGTAAGTTCTACTCCTATTTGGGGAGGATCATCACAACAAGAATTTCCTAAAGATGTTATTGAAAAATTACAACAACCTGTAAAAACACCTGGCAAAGAGTTCTTTGATAAATTTAGGGAGCAGTACGGTCAGCCACCCCGTGGTCTTGAACAGGCAGAAGCACCGCCTTATATTAGAATTCCACCTGATCTGGATTCTCCAACGGCTGATAAGTGGTCACAAGAACATCCAGGTGCAGGCACCCTTCAGACTGCACCTCAAGATTTTTTAAGAAATAAACCGTTCATGCAGCAGAAATACAGGGGTGTTGGAGCTTTCCCTGCATGATAGAATAAGATTTTGAGTTGAGTTTTTAAGTGCCGACACAGCTGATCAAGCGGTACCTTGAAGAAGCTGCCCGATGGATTCGTAACGAGCCAGATTATGATGATTTTGGCTACGGGACTGAGCCGATCCCTGGTGATAAAACGTGGTGTAAGAAGTGCAGTGAGTGTTCTTGTAGAATAAGTAAATCAGAAGATAAAGAGTAGTAAACAGTGTCGCAGACGAAAGCCCAACTTCTTGACGGTAGTGTAGTTTCTGTTGCATTTAGTGCAGGTAGTGCAGCGGCCCCAAGTGTTTATTATTCAGCGGATACAACTACTGGCATTTATTTTCCGGGTTCAGGGCAATTAGCCATCAGCACTAATGGCACTGGGCGGTTGTTTATTTCTAATACAAGCGCAATTTTACCTAGCGGTAGCTTGCTTGTTGGTCAAAACACAAACCCATCTAATTACACATTTATTGCCAATACTGGTTCAGGGGCAAACAACAATGCGGCACAATTTACAAACAATGCTGATGCCAGTCTTAGTATTCGCTTGACAAGTGGTGTTTCCCTTGTTGATGCAAGCACGGGAATACTTGCCTTTGGTACAAGCAATACCGAACGCATGCGCCTAGATGCAAGTGGGCGGGTTGGCGTGGGAACCAGCAGTCCAAGTAGTTTTAACAGTGCTGCAAATCAATTTGTTGTTGGCAGTGGCTCTGGTAGTCAAGGTGTAACTATTTATACGGGTAACTCTGCAGGAAACCAAGGTTCAATTTTCTTTGCTGATGGCACAACAGGTGGCGCCGAACAGGCCGCAGGTTATCTGATCTATGAACAAAATGTCAATTACATGGCTTTTGGTACGCTCAACACCGAACGCATGCGCCTGGACTCCAGTGGCCGATTAGGGATTGGCACTACTAGCCCTGCTGCTCTACTTGACGTAAAAGTTGCATCAGATGCCAAGCTGCTTGTTCAAGACGGCAATAGCACTGGCAACGTTAAGTTTAACGCTGTTAATAACGCTGTTTCCGCAAACGTCAATTTAGAAATCTCTGCGTCTAACACTCAGTTCTTCAACGGTGGCACCGAACGCGCCCGCATCGACAGCTCCGGCAGGCTGTTAGTTGGTACGTCTAGTGCGCGTGGCCTTTTCTTTACCGGAGCCGTTGCTGCTCAAACTCAAATTGAAGGAAACTCGACTGCAATCGCATCGTTATCTATTACAAGAAATGATGCAACCGCAGATGGAAATGCACTAATCCTTGCAAAAGCAAGAAGTGCCGCTTACGCAATTGTTCAATATGTAAACGGAACTACAAGTGACGACCGTATTGGGCGAATCAGTTTTCAAGGTGCTGATGGAACAAATATGGTGCCAGCGGCATCTATTGAAGCGTTTGTAGACGGCACCCCTGGAGCCAACGACATGCCAGGACGCCTAGTGTTCTCCACTACGGCAGACGGCGCGTCTAGTCCTACGGAGCGGATGAGGATTACCAACACTGGTAAAACATGGCTAAGTAGCACTGACAACGTTTTCGGTCAACTTCAAATTGGAAACACGACAAGCGATGGGGAATGTTCCATTGCATTTATTCCGGGTGTAACTGCATTTGGAACAGCTCCAACATCAACCAATGGAAATTCAGTAATTTGGGTTATGGGTCCAAACGTCTTCGGTGGAGGTGGAACTCAATTTGCAATAGGCAACAAAGATGTTTTCAGTTATGTTGCCAAACTTGCCAGCAATACAGCTACAAGTTGGACATTTAGTTCGGATGAAAGATTGAAGAACATAGAAGGACCAGTTGTTGCCGCCACTCAAATCATTGAGGCAATTAACCCCGTTTACTATTCTTTCAAGGCTGATTCTGCGGCTACAAGAAAAGTAGGTTTGATTGCTCAAAATGTTTTATCGGTTTTGCCCGAAGTTGTAGACGTACCAGAAGAAGAACAAGACGCAGAAGGCAAACAACAGTACATGGGCCTGGCAATGACAGACCTTGTTCCCGTATTAATTGCGGCCCTAAAAGAAAGTAATTTAAAAATTAAAGAACTTACTGATCGTGTTGCATCCCTGGAAGCAGCGTAGTCACCTTCACTAAAATACATGGGACATAAACGCGCTGTTATAGTTTTAGCTGTATTATTTGTTGTTGGAAGTGTGCTGCAATTTTTTAACAAAAAGAAACCCCCAGTAGAAAAAAGCTGAGGGTTTCTTCATCCATACCACGTGGGAAGACACAGTGGAACCTGAATTCTACTCCGATTCTTTCCCTTCTGGAAGGATAGTTGGATACGATTTAAACTTCTGATCAGAAGCACGGACTGCCAAACCTTTAACAAAAAGACGGCCATTCTTACTGAATGAAAAGATGCTAGTTAGATCCAACTGGTTCTTGCAGCAGTCCATCAAAATATTAACAAACCGCTTCTGCCCCACTGCCTTAGAACCTGTATCTTCGCAATAGCTTGAGTAGCTGGCATAAAGATGACTATTACTATTGCAATAACGTTCTTGTGCATCTTTAGCGGCAGGAATCTTTTTCCCTACAGCTGAAACATGCTCAGGTGCAGCAACCACTTCAGATTGCAACCAATCAATCAAATTATTACTGTTAAGCAGAATTTCATTCCGTACTTTACGTAAAGCAGGAACCATTTCATTTGTATCTAGCAGGTATTGACGCATTTCCTTCTCACTCATTTGCAATACCCAGTTCACCAATCCGGGTAAATAATCTTTCCAGTACCCACTAACGTGACCGCGTTCAATTTTAATCATGTCACGGGCTTCACTACTCTTGTTATATAAGGGCCTATTGAATTCAATTGTTAAGCGACGGCGACTTAGGCCAGAGGTTGGATCACTGGTTTGGATCGGTTCGTTAGCTGCAACCATGACCATGCCGGTATAAACAAAAGGCTCACCAATTGCCTTAAGCTTTTCTTCATAACGCAGGGAGTCACCGCCTGTCAGCGCCTTAAAGGTCTGAGCAGAACCGCCGTACCGTTCCGAATCATTGATCAACGTAAGGCGCTTATCCTTGATCGAGGAAAGCTCAAACCTGCTTTGCTCTAGTTGATTCAATGTCGTGCTGGCGTAGTTCCCGCAACCGACCAAGGCGCAACAGAGATTGGCATAGGTGGATTTACCCCGACCCCCTGGGCCGATCACTTCGAGGAAGCGCTGTAGCTCATTACCGCGACCAACAAGGCACGCACGTAACCATGCACGCAGCACCTGGACACGGGCCTCATCACCGTATTGTGTGCGAAATAACCACTCAACAATGGGACCAGGATCTGCTCCTGGGTCGTAATCAAAATCAAGACCCCAGGTCATGTCATTTTCTGGGCTGTGTTCCAGGAATTCGTGACCGTCTAGCTCTAGAACACCATTACGAAACGCTAGGAGGCTAGGGTCAATATTCCAGTCATAGTGGGTAAGGTGACCCTCTAGAAGATTGGAAACATCGTTGATGAGGTTAGAGGTATAGCCACTGGGGAGACTGCTATTTGCAAGCAGGAACTGGACTTCGTGGTGAAAATCCTTACGATGTTCTTGCCGACTCCAGACGCCACAATCCTTGTTGTAGCGCATGAAAACATCAAACCGTGGATCATAGCGCCAACCCAAAGTTAGAAACATCGGCATGACGTGATCCGCGATGGCAGATGCTGGCGGGTTACGCATTGCACCCTTCTTTTTCTCATTACGCGAGTTCCCACCCATGGAATGAAGAAAGCTGACAAGTTGCGCCGCCGGATCATCATCTAAGTCATCTTCAGTGCCAAACATAAGTGCGCCATCTTCGTCGTACTCTGCTTCCTGTTCTGCTGCAGAGCGTTTAACAAGTGTGTCTACCGTGGGGACAACAAAACCACCAAAATCAATGTAGCCATCTTCTTTTGCTTTAGCACGTAAAGTCTTCAGACCCCTTGCACCTTCAGGGGATGGGCCACCGGGAAGACGTTCAAAACTACCCCATTTTTCTTCGCAACAGCCATCTTCAAAGTGATCAGATTGAGCAGACCAACCAACCCAGTCGGCCAACAGGGAATCATCAATCTGGTGGAGGGCCATACCAACAGCAACCCACTCTTCGTAATCATCAGCACGTGACACATCTAGCGCTGTTAGATACATCCGCGCTTCATCAATTACAGACTCTAATTGAAACTTAGAACCCTCTTCATAATTTATAGTTATGTTTTGCGTAATAAAAGGTGTAGCACCGTTGCGTTTGCGGTATTTATTAGAGGGGTACGCCTTCTCAATTTCTTTATACAACCACTCCGGAAGATCCGGTAAATTCTTTGCATGTTCAAAACCGCCATGTTCTGTTGTGCGGTAACCGTCAGAATCGGGGTGTGCACCGCACAGAGCGCCTTGACGGCTCCTCCATAGCATCTCGAAAGGTGCTGGGCCAATCTTTAAAGTGGCCTTATCTGGAAGGCGGTTGATATTCTTGTTCGGGATGCGAAACAGCATCCGCATGCGACCAGGCCGACCGCTCCCAATCGTCAGCGTCGGGGGGAATACGGTGGAAATGGGACCACCGGCACAGTTCTCAATAAACGTGACGGCCTCTTCACCGTCGAAATCCACCCAAAGCAGACCGTATTCGTTGCAGTGCTGCCCACTGAGCAGGCCGATCCCCGTGGCGCGTCCAGCATCCAGTTCCTCCTGGATCTGCGTTACGGTGTAAGGGTTGGAAGGCCAGCCAGCAACGTACGCACGCTTACCGTGAAGCGGCGTTAAAGCCCATTCAAGTGGGATCCAGTCAGTCCGGACCTCCCCTGGTGAGAGCTGTTTATGAGGGGGCTTAGGTTCCGGAGCGGCGGTCGTCACAGGGTTTTATTGCAGGCAGAGTGCGGACACCACTGGCAGGATAGCCTGTTTTTGCAGGATTTGCCAGGAACGGACCGCTTTTCTTTATACTTCCAATTTACGGGGCAGACGCTTGTACTTGATCACTTCTCGTCAAGAGACAAGTCGTTAATCCAAGCAAATTCCCCAAAGTACTCCAAAGCCGCTTTGTTATATGCTTTTGCGGCATCTGTTTCAGAAATAAAATAACCTAAATGAAGTTGTCTTCCTTTAATCATAATTCCTGACTTCCATTTAGACATTTTTGCCGCAAAACTAACTCCTTTATATTTAGAAGAATATTTTCCAGGTTTTTTCTTTGTATTAGCTTGATTCTGCGAACTATCAGCTTTTCTAATTTTAAAATTGTTTGAACGATTTTCCGCATGATCAATTTGATACTCTCCAGGGTCTTCATTTGTTTTCATGTAAAAAATAATCCGATGAGCAGTATATTTAACATAATTTATTCGCACTCTCCAATAACCTTCATCCGTTTTATTTCCGGCAACATCCCCTTTTTTCTTATTGCTGTATTTATTTGTATTTTTCCAACGCAGTCCTGACGGCGAAGTTTCATCAATTTCTAAACAATAATGCAAAAATTCAAAATCAGGAAGCTTTATGTAAGGTGTCATGATTTGCCTCCGTCAACAATTGTTTCTGTTGTGTTTAATGCGGGAAGGATCTCAGTGTAATACTTTTCTACATCTTCCAACCATTTGTTTTGCCACTTTGTGATTGTCTGCCCCTGTACAGCAAACACTTGAGACGTCTCCCGCGTGGCAACAAAAATCATGAAAATTTCAGGCACGATGCCAACTGTGTACTCTAAAGCTAAAGAATAAGCGCCTAATTGTTTCATGCATTTGCTATATTTCATGTAACCTGCCCTTTTCATCCCATATTCGGATTTAAGTGTTTCTGGACCAGGCCATTTAGCGTAGTATTTGCCGTTTGACGTTTTCAAGTCACCTAGCACGACCTTGCCTTTGTATTCAGCCACAATGTCAGGTGCGCCTGCAAATCCCCATGTTTCAGTTTCATGTACACCAGGATGCCAAACTCGGCTAATTCCATCACCACCTATGGTCCACGCAAAATCGTCTGGATTGGCTGGCCGCTCAGCCCAAACAACACGCTCAAGTTTGTCCAGATTTTGCGGAAGGCCGTCCCAGAATTGAGCAATCTCTTCATCATCGATAACCGGATTCTTGTTTATGTCGAGAAGGTACTCTTCCATCAAGCTGTGGACCTTAGTACCTCTAGCTGCAGCTGCTTCACGTCCACCAGGATTTTTTGCGGCCCATCGCTCTAACGCTGCCTTGTTCCCACCAGTGGCTGACAGGATTGTCGTCACAGATGGTAAGGCGCCGAGCGGCGAAACGTAGTGCCTACTACCGTTAATTGTCAGCCGTGTATCACCTTCAGATCTGTAGTCCACGAACTGCGTATAAGGAGCAGTTCGAGAGTACTTTGTATGAATTTTGCGCTCTAGTTCTTCCCTTGTCGGAATTTCCGCAGAAATTTCATGCGTTGTAGGGGGCATTAGGGGAAGGACAGTCCCAACAGGATAGCAGATTCCCTTGCGGTAACAGGGGTTTGTAGCGATTCACTGGACGTAAAATGATGAAAAACTATTCGTGCAGGTCATTGAGTGAGGTTGTAGGAAAGCACGTTATTGCAGAGCTGTTGGGCGGTAATCCGAATTTCCTCGATGATGAGAGCTATATCAGGGCTGCAATGAAGGAAGCAGCAGAACGCGCAGGTGGCACTGTTCTTGACGTGACCTCCCACAAGTTCACACCTCAAGGGGTGACCGCGCTAGCACTGCTATCAGAATCGCACCTCTCAATTCACTCCTGGCCAGAGCATGGCTATGCAGCAGTTGACGTTTTTACCTGTGGGTCCCACACCAACCCGCAACTGGCGTGCGATTTCCTGAAGAAAGCCTTGGACTGTACTGGAGTGACGGTGCGCGTTTTGGAACGCGGCATGGCTGTAGAAGTCAACGACAACGTCAAAGTTTAGGGAAGCTATCCTCGCGTGAAGTTTTCTTTACGCAACAGTGTCTTCGGTTGTTCAAGATTATCTTGAGAGCTTGCCACGGACCAGGAAAGAAGCACGAGAAAAAAATATCCTGTACTACTTGACGGGTAAACCGTGTAAAAAAGGGCATTTTACAAAGCGCAGGGTGTCTAACGGAGGCTGTGTGATGTGCGATAAAGAACACACTGACAGGTGGAGAGAAGCAAACCCAGATAAAAAACGAGAAAAAGATCGAGAGTACGCGTGCGCATGGAACAACGCAAACCGACACAGGAGACAGGAAATATGGCGGAGGTGGGCGAAATCAAATCCCGACAAAACCAATGCAAACCAAGCGCGAAGGCGTGCTACTAAAAAAAACGCAACACCTTTTTGGGCAAATCAAGAAGAAATAAAACGTTTTTACGCAACCAGTAAAGAATTTGAGCAATTAACAGGAATAATTCACCATGTTGATCACATTTACCCACTTAAAAGTGATTTTTTGTGCGGATTACACGTAGAAAATAATTTACAAGTATTAACAGCTGAAAAAAATATTTTTAAACACAATCGCAGTTGGCCCGATCAGTTGCCATGCCAGGTAGGAAGCGGAAAAGATCATGCTTGGTGGCGCGAACTTAACGCAAGAATTCAATCCCCGTCAATTTCGGGGGGGCGCTCATTGTAATTCTGACGGGGACCTGTCTCTGGATGCGGTTGAAAGGCCTCGTCTACCGTTGCAGCAAATGCCAGGTTCTGGTAGTTTCCGACGTGACGTTGGATCTTTGAGTAAATCTCAAATGATGTTTTGATAGCGTCGTCGGGACGTAGAGCCAATTTACTGTTGGCCATCAATCCAGCAGTTAAAATGCAAATACCCAGTTCATGTGGATTGTTAATAAATGAACGTAGTGACCTGCCGTTGTCACTAAATGCACCGATAAGATCTACTAAATCAGACGCATAATTACGCCCTGGTTCTGAACTAGCCATTAATCTTCCTCTTGTTCTTTTACCCAATAAAGGGTGGTGTAATCTTTTTTAATAATAGGCTCTAACAAGCCAGCACCTTTCAATGAAGAAAGACGGCGGTTGATGGTACGGTGATTGCGACCAAACTTTTTGACAAGAGTTGTAATCGGTAAGAGAACGAGGCGGCCACCTTTGAATGGAACAGATTCTTCCAACAAAAATTCGTGAATCTGGTAGGCCAGATCATCGATAATATCACCCATTGATGGCCGCGCCATTCCTTCTACACGTTATTCGGACTTGTTTGATTCTACGGTGCCACACTCAGGTACTGTCACTTCTGGACAGCCCGCTTCTTTCCACTTCAAAACGCCCTTCTTGGCTGTTTCCAAGTCCATGGTCCAGCAGGGTTCAAAGTCTTCTGTTCGCGGGGCACGATACAGAACGTGGTTTGTGTTCCCGTGGCGCAAAGACTTGATTTCGTAGTCCTCAAACACGATGGAATCTAGGATTTCAGAAGGACCGCCCTTGTACTTTGCGCGGACTTTCATGGTGAAGTGAGAATAACAACGGATTTAGTTTAGGGCTGTTCACCTGGGACAAAACCGTTTAAACTGAGCAAACGTAAACAGTAGAACCGTGGCAACTATCATCGATTCGGTGGACCAGAACAGGTATGAAGTCATCAAGACTCGCCCGATGAACACCGAGTCAACCAACGTAAACGTAACCAATAATGTACCTGTCACGGTTACCGGGCAACCGATCAGCGTAACAACCGATCCTGGCACGGGAACCAAGTCAGCAGCACTGGACGCCTTTAGTAGGTTGCGGGTCTCCAATCCATTTACGCTGTTTGATTCTAGCCACAGATACCACGATAACGGTCTTTGGAACACATCTACAGCAAATGGAGGAGCAGCTACATTTAATGCTAATGAAGGTCTAGTAGAACTTACTGTTACTGCAGCCTCAGGCTCTACAATTTATCGTGAAACAACAAAAGTATTTGCTTATTTACCCGGCAAATCTTTGTTAGTGATGACAACATTTGTTATGTCACCAGCGAAGACAAACCTCAGGCAAAGACTTGGTTACTTTGGCGATAGCAATGGAATGTACCTGGAACTAAACGGAACTGGAAGTAGTTCTCTTTCGTTTGTTGAACGTAGTTCAGTTAGTGGCGCCGTCGTAAACACTAAAGTTTCTCAACCCAACTGGAATTACGACAAAATGGATGGTACTGGACCATCTGGGATGACACTGGATATTACAAAAGCCCAGATTATGTGGATGGATATTGAGTGGCTTGGGCTTGGCACCGTTCGCATGGGATTTGTTATTGATGGAAAGTTTATTCTTTGCCATCAATTCCATCACGCCAACATAGTTGCAACAACATATATCACTACGGCATCATTACCATTGCGTTATGAACTTGAAAATACAGGCGCTACAGCAAGTGCCAGCACACTAAAACAAGTTTGTTCTACGGTAATTTCAGAAGGCGGATATGAGCTACGCGGTTTGCAACAAGCAATAAATATTCCCATTACTGCAGCAAGAAGTACAACAACAGCCGGAACATATTATCCAATTGCATCAATCAGATTAAAATCTTCACCCAATAATCTTGACGCAATTGTTATTCTTACTGCATTATCTATCCTTGGAACAGGCAACGGAGTAAATTACAACTGGAGAGTAGTTGCAAGTGGAACAACAACTGCAGGTACTTGGGTCAGTGCAGGAGCCAGCTCTTCAGTTGAATATAACATTACAGGAACTAGTTTTTCCGGAGGACGCGTATTAGCATCAGGTTATACAAGTTCATCTAACCAATCAAGCGCAACAATTGACATCTTGAAAGCGGCTTTATTCAGCTTTCAATTAGAACGAAATACTTTCACTTCTACACCATCTGAACTTACATTAGCCGTGACAAGTGACGGCGGTGGAAGTATTTATGCGTCGTTAGATTGGGAGGAAATCAGCCGCTGAGGTTTTAATAACCCCTATTAACACGCTGCCTATCTTGCTCTGCTTGATAACGGGCAGCTTGGTTAGCAAGTTCCGCCTTTGTCATACCAGGACTCCCGTAAGGCTGAACTTGTGGTTGTTGACGACTAAAAGAAATAGTAGGTCTTGGATATGGCTGTGCCTGTTGATAGGGCCGTGCTTGTTGTGCTGCAAGGTCGTAAGCTTGTTGTTCTTTCGCCGCTTGTGATGCACGATCTTGCATGAAACTTGCACGTTCTTGTTCACCTTGGCGTGCCATGTCGTTACGTGCTTGGGAAGACTGTTCCATTGCCCTCCCTCTTTTGCTCAACTTACGCGCGCCCATTAAACTAATTGCAGTTACATTTTATTTTAAATGCAATAAATTCTATTTCAACGTAAGTGCTGCATGCTCAGTCCAGGCTGGAACTAGGTACCCGAAATCCCTAGCCTCAGTGCAGTTGGCGCGAGCACCACACACGTCGCAATCCTCAACGTAGAAGGATGCCACATGGTGTGCAGGACCTGAGTAGTCACCATTTTGCCACCACTTTCCATAGAGGCGCCCGCAGCTGATGCAGACAACAGCGGGCTGGTCTTGTTTTTTGGATTTAGTTTTCATCGTTGTAGGGTTCGTAAATTTGCAGTTGGGAAAGGAAAGCATCGGCATCCTTCTTGGCCTGGAAGTAACCTTCTAGCCACTCGGCATCAATGTCGACTTGTCCCATGTAAGCAAGATAATTAACACTCATCCGACGAATTAAATTCTGCTTGATTGTCTTCAGATCCATTGATTGTTACCTTGGTGAGAATTAGTGTGCCGTCAGGAAGGATGTCAAAGTTAATGTCGTCGCCTTCTTTCCACCCCTGAAGACTTAAAAGTTCATCAGGGAATGTGAGGATGCCATCGTCATCAACTTCACAAAGCCAAGTTTTACGCTCAGTCATTTAGCAGCGCCTGAAAGTTGGTCAAAATAACTGATGACTTCTTCTTTCAACATATTCCTCATGTTGTCAATTAACTTACCTTCGGTTACTTCAGAAAAATACAAACCACGATCTTCTTCCTCAATATTATGTTCTTTTTTATACCGTTTCTCTACTGAATAAATCATGGCATCTACCATATCAAATAGATCTTTAGATTTTCCAGGAAGAGAAAGATTTGCCATAATAATTGCGTTGTCTAATTTAGACATTAACTTGACATAGTGTTCAACTTCTTTATCAAAACACTCGTAATAAACATCAGGATTGTCGAGGTGATAGTAATTCATGTTTTGTGTAAATAAGTAGAGTGTTGTAAAAGTGTGGGGCGGAAGTTTAGAGCATACGTCTGGGGACTTCACGTTTAATGCAGCGTGCCTGGCTGCACCCCTCCTTAATCAGCCTTTACCTTGTCCGCGAAGAGGCTTTTTGCGCTGGATTTTCCAGGAACCGCGCTTCCTACGACCTTGACCGATGGACGTGCGCTTGGGGACGCCTTCTTTGTGCGCAATGCTGCTAGTGGATTTTTGGGCCATGTGCTTGGGTGGAAGCCAGTGACAGTCTAGCTTTTTTACCCCTGGTGTCAAGCATGTAGCAGATTGCTACGTGGTTAAGGTTTGTGGCAGCGTAGACTGTTACCACTACGCCAGGGATCAATGGCATTTGATCTTGTTGAGATTCCTTTTGAAGGTGAGGAGTTTGAGCAATCCCTAGAGGACAAGTTCCTGCTAGCAAAAATCAAGCAAGAGTTAGAAAACGTAACAAGTCTTGAGGTGATGAAGGAAGGTGCGATCAAGTTGCTAGAGCTTGCTGTAATGCGGCAAACATTCATCCGTGGCCTTGTCAGGCGGTTGGCCAACCTGGAGTGCGAGACGATCAAAACCCGTTACGAAGAATAAAAAAGCCAGACCCGAAGGCCTGGCTCAACATTCCGGTAGCAGTTTAGCAGATCAGGGGAGGGGGTTTAGCTGCTAGTTAAACAGATCAAGAGGCGGGGTCTGCAACAACAGCAGGTGCAGGTTCCACGACAGGTGCCACCACTGCGTCGCAGGACATGTTCTCAGTTACCGCTGGAGCAGGAGCAACTTCAGCTACAACTGGAGCATTTGCAACGGGTGCCGCCTCTACATGTTCTTCAGTGCACAGCGGGTACCGGGACAAAGCAAGCTCCGTTAGTTTAGAAATAAACAACGCGCTTTTTGCTAATTCAGGATCAAATTGATGCGTTCTTACAAAAATACTAACAGCTTCAGCTGTATCTAAAATTGTAAGTAAATCCGCTTTCATTGGCTCTGGAGTGCTGAGCACGCGGGCGTCAAAACCGTTCATAATATTAGAAAGAAAAAAACCCAACTAACTGTTGGGTTTTGATGACTTGTTTGTATGTTTAAATTATAGCTGTATTTCCCCTGTGTCTGCATCGCGGGCCCCTAGCAGTGTTTTAGTTCCGCGACCACCATCGATCGCCGGGAGTGAGAAATCCACGCCCGGTTTGATAGCATTGATTCCAATTTCTTTTTCGCATTGCTCGAAGAACGGCCGCGCATAGACTGTCGGAGGACAGGTTTCCCACACGTCTTCAACGAAGTCGATGTCTTCGTCTTTCTTAGGGAAGAAATTGGTGATGGTTTTTGCTGTAGGAACAACCCACTGCTTGGGATAGGAAATCCAGCTCTTAGCCGAAGTGCCATAAAGTTCAGCGCCAAAGGTAGGTGTGAAGATTGCCGCCGCTGATTGCTTGGGATCAAAACCAACGCTGCCCTTCTGCCCGGTAGCTTCTGCAAAAGCAGATTCTAACTGTTCAATGAAAGTGCCATAGGCATCGCAGAACATGTTAGATGCACCGCCGTGGAGCGAAAGGATCAACGGTTTCTTGTGGACCGCAACACCGTCTTTGTTCACAAGGAACATGAGGATCAGGCGACGACGCTTGTAGGGGCTCGGTTTGCCGGGGTTCTGCTCTTCCCAATCGTCATAAAGGAAGGAGTCACGGGGGTAGATCCCTTCAATCCCTGCTTTATCAGAGTTTTCAATAAAGGTGGTGTCTTTACGGAAGCCACAGTGAAGAATCACCATGCGCGGAGTTTTAAAGAACAGTCCTTTGTTGGAGTCACCATTGTTATAGGTGTGCTCGTACTCTTCGCCGTCTGGAAATTCAGAAACATCAGCATTCCAACCGATGCGGGAAAGCACGTTCTCTTTAAGGAAGAGACCGCATTTTGTTTTATCGTTCAGGATTTGTGCGTTACAGAAATCACGCATGATCCCTTGATACTTTTCAGCATTTAAGTAGCGATCAAGTACAGACATTACAGTCAGGAGGATGGTTTGTTGGTCCCCGGAACGGGAGTTGAACCCGAACAGACACTGGCTTTGAACACCAGGCTGGCGCCGACCCAAGGAAAAAAGACTGCAGTAAGTTGCTGCAGCCGTCCCATCGGTCAAATTTTAGCAAAGTGCAAGACCCTTGCACTGTGCATAAGAAAAACTTATACGTCAGAAAGGGATAGTGTCGGTGTTCACCGAGCAGGGTGCATTATCCGACACCACTCCTTGCTGTAGCGGCAAACGCACCTCAGGTGCAGCCGGTTGGGCGGTTTCCACCTCTTGCCCTTCCTTCTTCTTGCCCTTCCCAAAGACGGAGTACAATCCAGCACGTACCCGCACTTGGTACGTCCCCCTGGGGGATCCATCCTGGGCAGTCCAGGTGTTGTAACGGAGTACACCGCACAAATCCATCTGTCGACCCACATGCAAGAACGTATTCAGCCGCTTAGCATCGTCACTCCAGCTCTCGATGCGGAAACTGAGACTGTCTTCCCAACTGTGGTTCAGCACCTGCTGTGCCGGAGCGGAGCACATCAGCGTAAACGTAAACAGATCTTCTTTCACCTGTTCTGGAATAAACCCGACGCCACCGGCCAGGTTTACCTGATTAATGGACAGGTTACCGCTCACCAGTTGGACGGGTTGGTTCGGTACCACATACATCTTGTAGTCTTGGCGATTCGGGTAAAGCCTTCCGCCAACAAGGATTTTTGCCCCTGGCTGGAGCACATCAAAGGTTTCACCAGCCGCCCGGTTCGGCAGTACCAGCAACGGTGTATCACTCCCAGACTTACCGATCTTGGGAAGAGATACCTGAAGGAAGCGGAGACCGTTGTCGAGGAATTTCTCCCCCTGGTAGACGCCGGTTGCGAGTAGAGAGTTCATGTGTGCTGATCAGTGGATGTCGATCGTTTGGTATGTTACCCCAGCTTCGGCTAGGAGTTTGCTGGCCAGGATAAAATTCTTAAGCCAGCGATCAGGGATGACTGGGTTGGTAAGAACACAGACAGAGGTTACCCCGGCGTTGATTAGTACGGAAGCGCACCGGCTGCAGGGCATTAACGTGATGTACGCTGTTGAGCCTTCGGTTGAGACTCCATGCAGCGCAGCGGTTGTCACCGCGTTAACCTCGGCGTGAACGGTAATCTCATATTTCTGTTCCCGCGCCATTAAACGATCAAAGCTATCGCTAATGCCTTTTGGAAATCCATTATATCCAAGAGATACAACTTTTTTGTCTTTAACCAAAACGCAACCAACTTTGGTTGACGGATCAATACTCCAAGTAGAAACTTCTTTGGCTAATTTAATAAAACGAACATCCCATTTTTCTTCTTGAAATGTCATTTTTCAAAAATCCCTGCAAGGTGATCAACGATGGCAGATTCCACGGCTTCTTGGCGTTGAATGAAGACTTCAATGAGACTTGTGAGATCGTCGCTCATCTCTTGCAACTCTTCCAAACTCATATCGTCGAGTGACGCCTTGATAGCGTCGATTTTTTGGGGCCTCATGGTGTGTGCGTAAGAGCCCAGTTACTATACTAGGTTTTGGTAGGATGGCAAGAGAAGAAAGTATTAAGTAACGTGCCCGATTATTCAGAAATGCTGGACGATTGGCAGCGTCGTCTGGAAGCCGCTCCTAAGTTGGTGCTGGGTTGTTTATGCAGGGTAAGCAAGGATCACCGCTCAACACGATTGTGAATGCTGCTTCTAATACACCGTTTGGTTTGAAAGTAAATCCCAAGACCGATGTAGGACGTAGGGCAGGGCATGCAATTGAAAACGAAGCGCGTTACGCCCTGGGGCAATTTATGCAAGGAAGGATGCCGTGGGTTGGGCATCAGTGAGTCTCCATCCAGTTCTGACCCACTCTGGACTCACCAGTCATTGGGCACTTTAAGTTAAAGTATTCACCAGACTTACGGAACGAATTAGTAGCTAAATCTTTATAAAGATCAACATATTCAGGTTTAACTAAGGCCTGTACTTCATCGTGTATATGCGCAACAAATCCAAAATCTTTACCCCACTTCAAACCCTTATTAGTTAGATCATCATAGAGAATTGTTGTAGCCTTCTTGACTGTTATAGCTCCCGTTGATTGCAGTAGTTGGTTTAATGCCGAATGCCTGGAGCGAATCTGTAGACGACGCCCATCAATACCAATAAGATAACCCCGCTCTGTAATTCGTTTATCAATTAAATCTTTAAGCTGTTTAATTGCGGGAAGATTTTTATAAAAAGTATTGATAGTTTTCTTGCCTATTTCGTACTGTGTATGCTCACTTTCATTTGGCACCACAATTGAACCTGTCTTCTTTGCACCACCTCCGTAAAGTATGCAATAGATTAAACGCTTGCTGAGATCTCTCGTCGCCTTCTCTATAGGAAAATCAGCACTATGGATACCGAACAGACAAGCATTATGGAAATGAACGTCCCGATCAGGGTTGCTAACAAGTCGTGCATAGTCCCCTCCGTCAAAGTGGGCGAGCATGGCACCAAGTGCCCGGAG